GGCTTTGCTCTTTTGAGTGTAACACTTCCCAGAGTTTCCATACTTATAACCTAATTTACCGGTCGGTGTCTTGCATTTTTTAATTGGCATTATAACCTCCTTGACCTACGGTTAATATTACCCTCATAGGATACCGTATTTATCCTGAATCCCTTATCATCGCTATTTCTGATACCGATGCGGATATTCTTGGCATCACCGTAGACCATTGGCTTACGATTAACAGTGTAGGTTGAGTTGACCACACGTTCAGTACCACGATTCACATCATTGACCACAAGCTCAAAACTGCTGCCGGTCTCCGATGAGATCTGCACGGTCTTGAATTGCAAGTGACCTCGGATGTCACGCTTATCGTTTACACCAAACACCCATTCTCCGATCGTGACTTCGACCGGGATAAGCGTTGTGCCATCGTCCAGGAACTCACCTGCGTAATCTTGAGGGAAAATATCGCACTGGTCAAAGGTGTTGGTAACTGACAAGGAGGATGGTGATCCAATCCATAGCTTTGAATTGTCCCATAGCTTTGAGCCATTCCATATACCTGATCCGAGTACCCAGTTCTCTTGCACCTTTGGGTCCTTACGTGCGATGAGTAGGTGAAGCTTTTTACCGAATGAGAACGCACCATATACATCCCCGTTGAATGTCCATTTAAACCATGCAGATTGCACACGCGTGTTCCCACTGTCGTAATACTTATAGACGTAGACCGTATCGATAGCCGATGAGGAGACAAGGAACAGCATGTTATTGATCGATGAACCGGACAGTTCTACGATATTTCCATCCACATAAGATTGCACATGGGCGCTGATGTCGTTGGCTTCAGATTTATCCACCTGCTGTGAGATGAAGTATTCCATAACCGCGGAGTAATCGCCGCGCTTTGCGATGAAGAAAATACGGTCATTCATGAATAGAGGTCGTACACGCGTGTTGATCTCGTAGGCCGAAGTCTGACTGATCTGTACTGATTTAGGTGATAGAATCTGCCCACCGGACAGCTTGAACTGTGTCTTATCGGAGAAGAGCATAACACTATTCTCAAGGTATGTGGCATATTCAAGGTTGATCGCTTTGGTAGTATCAACACTTGTGTCGATCGGATCAGAATCAAGCACGGATACAACGGTAGTGCGCCAGAAGTTGCCATACTCACCAACCTCAGACATCACAACCGTCTGAGGTGTGATAAACCCGAGGCGATTCTTAAAGAAGAAGATATCTTTAATCACAGGTGAAGCGTTTGTGATTGTGGACAGAAACGATGGAGCTGGGTTACTGTCGTCATCGCCAACAAGCCGTGGCGCCCATCCGTCATACTGCTTAACCGTGAATGTATTATCAGCATTACGAACAAGGATATGTGGCATGGTCTCAGGTAGGATGACACCATAGGTAGTTGGGTCTGAGCTCTCGCGCCACTGCGCGTCACGGTACTCAAGCCAATATGCTGAAAAGCTATTGTCAGACGATCCGATGACTTTGACTAAAGAGCCTTCAAATCCGAGGTTCTTTGGAAGGTCATTTGCACTGACAACCTCACCAACCCAGCCAATCGAGGCCTGGTTACCGTAACTATCCCCTGCGTCGATACGCTCCATCAGGGCATTATTGGCTGTTATCTTTACAACCGATCCAGATGCAACGGCAGTGAAGTTACCACCGTTACCTGCGTGAGTGTTGATACTTGTGACCAACGCAGTTGCCGCCCCAGTGGTTGTTGTGTTGGTTACAGATCCACTAATAGTATTTAGACTCGCATCAAGCAAGGAATAGGTATATGTGTAACCTGTTGTCGGTTCACCGCGGCTGATCCAGATAAATCCATCGTTGAGATATGTCGACGTAGGTGCTGTCTCGGTTGTAGTCCATGTACCGGTAGTCTCAGGCTGAACGATATAATCAGAGGGCACTGAGGTATAGCTTGCTTGGTAATAGGTATCAACTGGTATAGGATTAATCGTAAGAGTCATAGATACTGTAACAGGTGACTCATCATAACGGATAACACGCAATGGTGGGAAATCCGTAGGCACAGCTGAGTTCGGATCATCGGCACGTTCAACACGGTACAAGGTTGGATTCAAAGCATTACGCATCTCGGATTCGATCTGGGCGTGCCAATCAACAAGTGTCGGGTAATCGGATAAGGTTAAGCTACCTAACACAACCCTGCTTGGCACATTAATATTTATTGATATACCATCAACGATTATGGCTGTCTGTGATCCAGTAAGCCATGTCATAATGGTTGGCCCTTCATTATCGATATATCCCATAGTAGGTGCTATTTTCGAAGGAGGGTAATAGGTATTTGCTGCAGACTCTAAATAAGGTTGAGTTGGGGATGACCAAGATAAAGCCGGAGTCTTAACAAAATCAGTCAAAGAAAAGTATAATGTTACAGGTGTTGGTGGTGTTGTACTGTCCCCGGAAGATAGGTAATCTACTTGAGGTATACGGCTCTTGTTTACAATGAAGGTTGTATCCTTGACGGTAGTAGCCGCATACCCGTTTGCACCTGAAAAAGGGAATAGATAATCTCTTGAAAGCCCATCAAAGGTTAGACCTGAGCCATCGGCATAGACTTCACCACTAACAACATTGATAATCTCCATACCGTCATTTGTGATCTGAATGCTATACTGCTCTGATCCACTCCCGGATAACCCACGGTCATATTGGTATTTCCACATTGCACTGTCATAGGTGATCGCAGCTGAAAGGCCCAGCTCAGTGGTAGGATTACGCTTCAGAAGACCTTGGTCAAGCGTTGGGTATGCGTTGATCATCTCCTCGACTTGAGTGCTCAGGCGATGTTCAGCCGACTGCTGGTTAACACCTCCGTATAGAGCCTCAAGGTTGTTGGTGATGAGACCCATTACAGACTACCTCTAACATCGTACTGAGAGCCATATACAGTCCCATCAAGCATATTACCCTGGGTGTTGCGTGTTTCGCTTCTACGAGCTGCGGAGTAAGCCAGATCCTCATCATTCTGAGTGAACCCATAGACATTGGTGTCCATGATCGTCCGGGCTTGGAATACTCTTGCGGCACGCATTGTGATGTAATAACGCAAAGGGTGGGTCAAAGTATTGAAGTCCAGATTCCAATAGACATCGACCTTCTGAGCCTCTTCAAAGATAGAGGTCTGGTTCTTCTTATCATATAGCTTCCAGTCGCGTATGATGAGGTTGCTATCCTTGGATGAGATATCAAGAACGTTGGCCGGGACGTTGATAAACCCTGATGTGTCAGGTGGGAACGTGTAGTCGGCATCGAAATTCACTTCCCATCCATCGGCCAGGACAGCTTGCTTTGTCTCTTCAAGGATCTCAGCAGCCTGCTGTGCCTCAATGACCTGAAGGATGTCGGCCTCGGTTGTGATCGACAGCTCACCAATACTCTGAAGCAACACGTTGACGCTGTAGAGAAAGAATTTTGCTGAGTCGTTTTCTTGTAGAAGTACAGCCATAATTGCTCCTTGATTAAAGAGTGTCCCCCGAAGGGGACACGATTAACCAAGCCTTATAGAGACTTGATAGCTGCAGCGGACTGCGGACGGAGTGGGGCCATACCGTTAGAGAAGTACGCCTGGATGCGCTTAGCATCAAGGAAGTCAACATCGTCAACGACCTTAGTCTTGATGTCCCATAGGACAGCTACACCGGCAGCCTGATAGCCGAAGACAAGAGCCTCAAGGTTTGCAGTGGCAGGCATGTTGTTTGTCTGAACGATAGTGGCACCACCGACCATGTAGACTTTACCCATACCATAGTCACCGTTGCCAGTCGAGTAATCCATGCTGATAGCACGGTCAGACTGTACGATGTACGAATAGTTGATCGGATCAACGTTGACGTAGAGTTCGCTCATGTCATCGTTGGCACGGATGGCCGCGACAGCTGCGAAGATAGACTCACAGATCGCATCACCTTTAGCCGCTGCGGTTGTGGCCGATGCGATAACTGTGTTCGTTACGACCGTACCATCACCATTGGATACCAGACCTGTGGCAGTTGTAGCCGCTTCAACAGCTGCAATTGCCTTACGGTCAACGACGTTCATCAGCTTAGTACCGACTTGACGTTGATTCATAGCAAGGACATCGTAGTTCGCTACGGCAGCGTCCCAAGAGTCAACACGGTGCGCGATGTACTGAGGACGGTCAAGGTTGATCGTGATCTCATCTTGCGTTGTGTTGGACACATTGATCTGCGTACCGGCTGTGTAAGACGCGACCGGTGCATCCGCTGTATCGACTTTACCTTCGATTGTGAAAGTTGCGCCAGTTCCGCCAGTGATAGTCTGCTTGTACAGATAATCGATGGTCGATGGCTGACGTTTGAACGCTTCGAGTACACCAACGTGTACGTCGCGAGACAGTGTATTAGTTGTATCAGTACCAACATTCGGTGTAGTTGCTCCTGTGAAAGCCATAGGAAGTCCTTAAAATCAATTTTTAGTTCGAGCAGTTTCAACAAATCTCAAATAAAACTGAAGGACTGTCCCAGACGGAGCTGTGAGAGTTCTCGTTTTAATGTAAAGCTGAGCCGAAACCCAACTGAACTGTTATGACAAGTATACCGTAACTTCAGCTTAAATTGAGCTTAATGCCCAAAGATCACTGAATCCGGTGTCATGCCAAGCTTGGCCTGATAGCGTTGTCGCGCTGCAGGATCCCCACTGCGTTCAACCGCACGCTTGTCTGCAAGCATCTCTGCCTGAGTCTTGTAGCCACGTTCAGGCACGGTCTGAGTATTGCCGCTAATGCGACTCGGCTGTTCACCTGATTGCTGAGCTGCCTGGTAACGGCCATAAAGACCCTCGATAGCCAACGCACTCACACCAGACTTGCCCTCGATCAGGGCGGAAATATCATTATCAAAAGCAGCTTTAGTCGCATCATCAAGTGTCTCTCCTGCCCAAGCCATCATCGACTCGTAGTTCTCTTTACCACCGACGACAGAGTGAGCCTTACTCACAGCGTCACGGACCTTG